TCATTATTTCTTTTTTTGTGTATGTTATTGATCGCTACTCTAGCATACACAAAAGAAACATACATTATTCAATCAAAAGAAAAATCTAAAATTGACCTATCAACTTATGTTTCTTATCTTGAAACAAAGAATCGTTTAGGAGGAAATAAAAATAGGTCTTATGCTGACTTAGAAAAAGCTGAATGGAAAGACAGTTTAGAAAATGAACAGTCATATGTTCGTGGATTTTGGATCAAGTTAACAGTTCATAATACAACAAACTTTACATACTTTGGTCTTAGTCATGAAAATTTAGAAGAAGCATATGTTTATGCTGAAGTAAGAGATCAAGTTGAGAAGCATACTTATATACATAATGAGTTTTCAATTCTTGAATCATTGACAGGTTTAGATTTATATGATAACATTCGTATACGAATTTCTCCTAGTTCTTCTGTTACAATTTATAGCTGGATAAAAGCAAATCCTTATAATCGTTGGTATGGAAATACAAGACCATATGAACAAATATATCTAACAGAATGGGACACACTTGAAAAAGATATTCTCTTCACGATAGGTTCAAAATCAATCTTTGTTGTTTTTGCTTGGACTTTTGCTCTTTATTTTCTCATCACACTTCTGATCAACTTTCGATTATATAATCTATTTCTTTTTACAATCACAGTCTGTACTGCCTCCTTATATACGTTCGGCGAAATAGGTGTTGGCTATTATATTCATGCGCCAAAGCTTTTTTCAATTTCAAATCTATATGCGATTATAGTTGGTCTTGGAATTCTCTCATATAATCAGTTTGTTTATATTATGATTCAAACTGAGCATTACTATAAGAATCTTAAAAGAATTCAAATTGTAATGCAAAGTGTTACTGTATTTGCTTTGATTGGTAATATACTATTACTCTTCTTATTTCCTACAGAATTTGAAACAAACTTAAATCAATTTCCAATCTATGATATACCTTTAGGCCCTTCTTTCATACCACCTTTATCGATTATTATCTTTTGGATGATTCAGTTGATTCCTTTGATTATCTTTGCAACTATATCTTGTAAGAGAGGTACGTCATATTCAATTTCATTATTAGTCAGCATGTTATTTCTTTTGCTGATACCAGTCAAATATACTTTGATTCTAAAATTCAACGTGCCTTTTGATGCCTTACCCAGTTCAGAATTTTTATTAGGTGGTTTGATTTGTCTATTAGGTGTGACCGCAACACTCAAGATACGACAGACAGAATCAGAGTATTTGACAACACAATTAGCACTCAAAGAATCCTATGCTCGTTTTGTGCCAGAAGAATTGAATTTATTATTGAACAAGAAAAGCATTGTTGATATTACACTCGGTCAGCAAAAAGCCTATGATATGGCAGTTCTTTTCACTGATATTCGTAACTTCACAACAATCAGTGAGAAGATGACACCTGAAGAAAATTTTAAATTCATCAATGATTACATGAATCATATGACACCAATTGTGAAAAAGAATCATGGTTTTGTGAACAAGTTCATTGGGGATTCAATCATGGCAATTTTTCATCGTGAAATTTCAGATTCAGTTGATGCTTCGATCGATATGATTCACGAACTTCAAGTGTTCAACAATCATTTGATTGCAAATGATCAAAATCCAATCAAGATTGGTGTTGGAATTAACTCAGGACGATTGATGCTTGGGACATTAGGAACTCATGACCGTATGGAAACCTCAGTGATTGGAGATGCGGTCAATCTCGCTGCCCGGCTCGAAGCCATGACCAAGTACTATAATGTGCCGGTGCTATTGTCTGGACATACGGTCCAGAAGCTCCCAGAGTCTCGCTACCGGCTCCGAATGATAGACCGAGTAGCAGTGAAAGGGAAACAAGAAAAAACCGATATTTTTCAGGTTTTAGATGTCTACACAGAGGAGATGATCACGAGGAAGCAAAAATTGCTCCCTCTCTTTGACCGAGCATATGATACATTTCAATCAGAAGATTTTGTTCGTGCTGAACTTCTGTTCCGTGAAATCTTAGAGGGTGACCCTTCGGATCACGTTGCGAAGATTTATCTTGAACGATGTAGTGAGGAAGGTGAACATCTCTCAGCAGAACGCAGAATGATTCATTTTATGTGATCATTTTTTAGGAGTGAATGAACTTGGAAAAGTTGTCAGCATTCGATCAAACTTCGTCCACCACGTCATAGTATTTCCCGCAGGCGAAGTTTCTCCCTCTATGGGCACAACATATGTTAATCCCATATCAGGATGATTAGTGACACCATTTAACTGGCAGTATGAATGCATGTCAAGAACATCTAAGTCTCGATAAATTTCTTTGAGAGCATAAGGATGTTTTGTTTCATAGATTGTCACACCTAAATCTTTATAAGTTGTTGCTTCAAGTTCATAATCTTTATACTGTTCTTCAAGTACAGAAAACAGATCATCATAATATGTGTTGGACATTTCGCATGCAATCGAAATTGGATATGCGTAAAGATCTTCTTTTGAGGTATAATATATCGGATAGAGAACACCTCCTCTTGAAAGAGATCGGCGAATATCAACATATTCGGCATGATTAAGAATGACGGTATCTGAATGTAATTCAGCGTGGGCAGGAATGGACATAAGAAAAACGGTCAACACAGCCATAACAAGGATTCTAATCGAATTCATATTTACTCCTTGTTGGTTGTTATAAAGATAGTATTTAGTATGATAAATAAAAGTAACCAATAATCATTTATAACGAACATATCTGGAAAAAAATTCATGAGTTATTATATACAGCCACTTCTTTCGTCAAATACCTTTGGCGAATTTATGAACAGAATTAATGATGTAATTGATGAATTCAATTTGGCTAATTCTGTATTTCAACCAAATGTTATGGTTCGGTTTGATTCAAGCGGTTCGTTATCAGCGAATACAATTGATACAAGTGCTATAAGTTTTTCTGGTTATACAATCAATTCGATTCAACAAAGCTTCTTTACAAATAATCATAACACTCTTGCTACTTCAAAAGCGATTTATGATTTATTAACAGGAGGTACAGCTTTAAGATTAAAGTTAAAAGCAAATTCGATTAACTTTGGTGATGGATATGAATTAGACCAGGTACTTCAGGTACCAGATATGGTTCAATCAAGATATGTGAGTAATTATGATAAGCCAATTACAGCAAATGCTATATATGAACTTTTGGGAGGTGTGAGACATCCGCATAATTCTTTTGACTTGAAACCAAGACAAATAACACTCCCCGGTTCAGATGGGGCAATCTACCGATTCAAACATGATTTTTCAGATGTATCACATTCAGTAGTTGTAAGTGCTAAAGCAATTGAGGGTTGGTTGTCAGGCTCAGGCTCACCTTTAGATTTGAAGTTGGGTTCACTTGATTTTCGTGAAGCAGGTAGTAATAAAGTTATTCGTATTGCCAATAATTTTGTTACACATAATGATGATGAAACTCTAATTACAGCCAAAGGTATTTATGAGTTAGTTGGTGGAGCAGACAAAGACATACGAACACTTGAAGGAACTTCACTTAAAATCAAAACTCATCTAATTGATTCAATACGAGATGATTTCACTCTAATTCAAAGTAATACACTACCTTCTACACTTGCTGTTCAAAACTACCTTGAAAGTGGAAATTATGATTTAGAAATTCAAGCAAACAATATTTTCTTAAATTATAATGTTACAGCAAATACTGGAAATATTAGTGAAGATTTATTCGTTGGTGGTCACCTATTTGTTGGTAATACAGCCAATATTGCAAACAGTCTGACAGTTCCTTATCTTTCTTCAAAAGAATTTTTCCTTTCAAACACAGCCAATCTTTTTGAAATCACAATCAATGCGATTTCAAGAGATATTCTTAGTTTAGACGACCACACTCTCGCAACTACAAATGCGATTCATAAATTCTTGGGTTCAGGAAATGTAGAATCTGTTAGCGCAAACACATTGTTTACTCTTGCGGGTTATTCAGTCAATGCAATTACATACATGATTGATGCCGCAAATACAAACAATACAACAATTGCGACAACAGGCGCCATCTATGATTTACTTACAGGTGCTGTTGTCAGTGTTCCTCCTCTACCCATTTCCGCAAATACATTTTCATTTCCTGGTGCGGGTCCTGGTGGTAATGTTGTTGTCAATTCAATCGCAACTGATTTCACAACAATCAATGATACTACATTAGTTACCGCAAATGCTGTTTACAATCTTCTTACTGATAATTCTTTATCTGCTCGGCTAAACTCACTCAGTATTCAGGGTGGTCAAGTTGTTACGGATATCACAACACTTATAACAGCATCAACTACCAATCATAACACACTTGCTACTACTGAAGCAATCAAGTTCTTAGTTGATAATAATCTATCTTCAGGTTCTGCTGTAATTTCTGCTGATGAAATTGCAGCAAATGATCTTGAAGTCAAGAATCTATTCACAAGAGTTATTGAAACTGGTGGAACACTTACAGGTGAATCACTTGCTCAACAAACATTTTCTGATTATTCAGACCTTGGATATATGGGCGGACCTTATGTTTATTCTGCTGCTATCGAAGCTTATGAAGAAAAGGATTTGAATAGTTCAGTGATTTTACTTGGAGAAGGAGGTTCTTCTGGAACTGGAGCATCAGATCAACAAGGTGAAGCACGAACAATCAAAATTATTGCCGGTGGAACAAATCTTACAGTAAACTCTTATGGTGTGTTTATCAATGGCGCACCAGTTGTCACTTCTTGATCGAAATTTCAACTGAAAAAAGATATTTTATCTCGCTGTTGATACATATGCATTAACAAGAAAGTCAGAGGTTCGTGGCCTCTGACATCCTCTAAACACAACTCATTGAAAAGGAATGCGTCATGTCTGCAAGTATGTATATCATATACAAAATCTCAAATTCAATCAATAATAAACTTTACATTGGTCAAACCTCTGACGGTTTGAAGGCCCGATGGAATGGTCATAAGACAAGCACTAACAATGGATGTACCTACACGATACATCAAGCTATGCGAAAGCATGGTGTTGACAAATTCAAGATTGAGATAATTCATGAAGTCCCTATGAACTTCTTAGTTGAAGAACTTGATAATGAACTTGACCATTGGGAGATTCATTTCATTGCCAAATATGATTCGTTTCATAATGGTTATAACGATACCTTAGGTGGTGGTGGAACAAGAGGCTTTAAACATTCACAAGAATTCAAAGACTCACAAAGCGTAAGACAAAAAAATGATCCAAACAATGCTTTCAAACGCACCGGAAAAGACCATCACAATTTTGGTAAAGATATGTCTGGTGCTAACAATGCAATGTTTGGTGTTACAGGTGAGGCACATCCACTATTTGGTGTACCGAGAACAGAAGAAGCTAAACAAGCAATAAGAGATGGCTGGGCGGCTTCTGATTATGTTCGTACACCTGAACATGCAAAAGCAATTGGTGATGCCAATAAAGGTAGAGAACGACCGCAAAGTGAAAAGGATCAAATCAGTGAGTCGCTTACCGGACTTGAAAGAGTAAGAGTATCATGTGTCAAGTGCCAAGGAGAGTGTTCAATAGGTCATCTCAAGAGATACCATATTGATGCGAAGGTGTGTGGTAAGGAAAACAAGGAAAGAGAACCACAAAAGAAAGTCAAGTGCCCCCATTGTCCTAAAGAAGGTGGTGAAGCAAACATGAAATCATTTCATTTTGACAACTGTTTGAAGAATCCTAATCTAACGAAGGAAGAAGTCGAGGCACTGAAGCAAGAACGAAGAGATCGACGTAAAGTCAAGGCCTAAAAAAAAGGCAAGCCTTAACGACTTGCCTTTAAGTAGTGAGTTAGGAGTTTTTACTTCCAAACACCTGTCAAAAAGTCAGGTGCCACATCACTTAACACATCAAGGTTGTTGAATGCAGTGTCAACTTTGATGTCGGAATCAATGAATTGGATACTGATTTTTAGGTCCTCTGTCTGGTTCTGCGATCTTGACACCATTGAGCGATTCTCAACATACAAAATCTGTCCAGAACCGGGCATCATACCTGGCTCTTCAGCAAGTTCATCTCCTAGTTTTGAGGTACCCCAAATTTCTTCACCTTTAACACTATGATGAGTTATAGACTGAATCTGCAAAGGAGCAGGTGCGTGTCCTTGTAGAACAGTATAGAAATCTCCTCTTGGCTTAATTACACGAATCTTCTTATTGATTCGGTCATGGTCAACAAGTTTTGCTGTTGCGATGACGTCACCGTCAACATACTCAAAAGGTGTTCCATCTGGATTTACACGTGTAGCAGACTTCCATGTAGTAAATGTTCCATCACCAATAGTATTATTCATATTATTCGCAATAAATTGAATATCCATGTCTGGCTCAAAATTGACAATATCACCTGTGGCATGAGGATCGCTTAGTACATATGTATCATTATCTAAGTTAAACCGATAGCATTGGTCAGTTTTATATCCTCTGAACAATTGTGAGTATTCAGAAGGCTCCATCCACAAAGTATTCAATGCGATTCTGGCATCTGGATCAGTATATCCACCATCGTGTCCACCAACATAAGAAGCCGCATTTGTGTAGCCCAAAGGATTTTTCAGAATACCAATCTTTCGGAATTCGTTACCTACTGTGAACTCATCAGATTCAGTTCCTTCAAAACGAGCGTTAATCATAACATTGAATCCACCAAGTTCTCCAACTGGATCAAATCCGTGTCCACCAACGGGAGGAATTGAAGCAAACAGTTTAGGTTCTGCTGGTACTCTTCCTGCGTCTGCAAGTCCGACAGCGGCAGCACTAGTTTGGAATGTTGGAGCCACACCAGCACATACTTGATAAGTTGAGTATGCTCCACCACCAAGAAGAGCAAATGCTCCTCCAATTACTGTAGTTGAATCAAATACTTCTGCGATATTAGCAGCCAACTCACAACTATCAATACGATAATGATAGCGTCCTGGATTTAACACACGAACATCTACAATCCTTCCAAGAGCGGCTTGTTGGTAAGCGGTAGCAGCATTACCTGCATCCACTTCGGCAGCACTAAAGAATGGTTCACAAATCGCAATTGCTTCAAAAGAATCAACAGTATCAGATACTGTTGAAGATTGATGATTTGCTTTCACAATTACTTTAGGATGAATTTCAAGTATAAGGCCAGTATGTGATGCTAACGCACCAATATCAGTAGCAACGTCAATTCCCGTTTTAGGTGTGAGTGACTTGTCATAATGAGATGTTCCTACATATTTCTCATAAACAGATTGGTCACAGAACAGTTCAAGCTTAGTGCCGGCCCATCCGACAGATGTAATTTCCCAGGCAATTGATCCGTAACGATCATGCATGTTATTGTCAGCAGCCGTATTAGTCATACCTTCACGAATCCAAACTGAATATCCTCTCATGATGTCACCAAGAGCGTTAGCTGCAGCCGGTGTAGCACTATCAAATAGTCTTCGAAGCATACCGTCGAGACCTGGGCCGTTTGTTGTTGCGTCAGCGGGATTACCAATATCAAATCTATTTTGATTACAGGCAGTATCTACATAACTAACTGCTACATTAGCATCTGGCCAATGACATTGTGTTAAGTCAGCAACAAGGTCATTTATTGTAAATTTGAGTTCTTTGGTTGCATGATCGATGTCTAGCTGACAATTTTCAAATGCCAACTGGAAGAATCCGCATCCACCACCAGTGATTTCATATCCAAGAACAGTTCCATCTGACTTTTCAACAGGTGCTTTATCTACAAGCACATTCATAATCGCACCTGGACGAGCATTCTCTTCCATGTAATATTGATCTGTATAATCAATTGGTCGTTCACCATTTTCTTTACGAACAGTTCGTACAGGAATATAAGAAGTTGTTACAAATTTGAGTGCTTCACCAGCATCAATTGTATAGTAATATTTCCATTGATAACCATCATTAAATTCATTACCGATTGTCATAAAATCTTCAGACAGTCCAGAATCCGTGATTGTAGTTTGTGGTTCTCGGAAAGAATTATGATTCCAGATATAAAGGTTATCACTACCATCTTTGTAAGTCATATCCAAAGGAAATACACTGGCTAAATTCATATTTACTGGATCATGAGCATACTTTTGAAAACGTCCAACACCTTGTTTCATACACTTATAAACACGGAATCTTTCGTTTACAGTATGAATTAGAATGTCATCATCAAAAAGGTTATCTGCACGGTCATCATACCCATCATATCGCATACCGATTTTCCAGTTTCTTACACCTTCCTGGATTTCATCGGCACGTTCTCGTTTGATTACATGAGAAACTTCCTTTGCTGATACTTTTTTAGCAGCAATCATATCATCCCAGTGATTGAAATGAGAATCTTTCATACTATCAACTGGGAATGGTGGAGCATTCTCGTTGATATTTGGGTTAGGAACACCGTCTGTAGTATCATAAGCATTCCAAGCTGATACACGACCAATAAACAAATACATTTGGTCATCAAGAGCATAGAAAGGAATTTTGTTACCGTCTCCCTGTAAAAGATCAGAACCAAGAGAAGGTTCTCCAGTAGCAGGATCAACGTTCATATTCGCTAAAGGAATGTATCCACCTACACCATGTTCTGTTTTTTCCTCAAAGCTTTCTTTAAATTGCTTTGCGTTACTTACACGAAAAGTAGTATGCACTAATGCGGGCATCTTTTTTCTCCTTGAAAATTACTTTATAAATTAAACAAAACACTCAGACTTTGTATTAGCATACATCGGATAAGCAATTCCTCTAGAACTTTCCAAAAACTCTACTTCTTGGATGCTTGCCTCAAAATCTGTAACAAATGTATTTAGTTTAGAAGTTTCCCATAAATAACCTTCTAACCTACCTGTTTTCATCTGTAAATTCGTGTTTGTAAATTTTCTCCAATCGTTTTTTAAACTCTTTGCTTTAAATCGTTTATTATTCATTTTATATATATCAACGTCAAGATATGGTCCCAACATTGAAGAAATTAAAAAATCATCACCTAAAAGCATTGTAGTATTTATATTACTTATTTTACACTCAGAAATTTGGAAAGGGGCTTCGACATTTTCTTCCAAATTCAAAGAAGTCATGATTGCTGTATTTGAATTTACACCTGATGTATATTCATATCCACCATCTTTATAATTTTTCTGACGGAACTTTTTAATTTCAAACATTTGTTCTGTCAAAGAATGAACTGACCCACCTTTCAAATGTGTTCGTATTGAATCAGTAATTTCAAAAGTATCCATTCGGTCAAGAATATATTCATTCAATACATTATGATCAATTCTTTTTTCAGTATCAATCATACGGTCAGCATTCTTTACTTGATTTAAAAATTCAAATACATATTCTTTCTCAGCAATTTCTCCTGAGCCATCAACAAAGTTTGCTTCTGTTTCGAGTGATGTCTGAACTTCTTTGAGTTTTGTTTTAAGAATATCCGATACTTTATCTCCATCTTCATTCAATTCGAATTCATTATACATCGCAAATGTAAAGTATGATGAAGCATCAACAGTGCGATTTGATTTCTTGACATCATAAGAAGTGTTCTTGATTAATTCACGATGAGTAATTGGTTGATCCAAAAACTCTTGTGTAATTTTTTCATGTAAGTTGATTACACTTTCTTCAACTTTCAAGTCATCAATTTTGTTGTACTCGACAAAAGTTTCACCCGCATATATTCCAGAATCAATTAAATTTGTATGATGATTGAGTAATACAAACTCAGAAGACTCAACAAATGGCGAAGCTAAAGGATTCATTACATGCGAATTATCAGAAAGATCTCTTGGTATTGAAATTGCTTGTTGGCTTTCATAATTTGTTTTAACTGTTCTCGTAATTTCACCATATTCTTGAACAAGTTCAAATTTCAAATAATCTTCAATGCGTTGAGTATAGAGCCCAATAATTAATTCATTACCTCGAATAATAAATCGATCTGAAATATGATCTTTTTCTGTAAAGATTTGATTGAATTCACCATGAACTTCAGTTCCAGCTTCTAAGAAAGTTCCATTTGGTAAGTATAAAGTTGTATCAATAGAATAATATGGTTGAATATTTTGTTGAGGAATAATTGTTTGTGGACTATCATCAACATACTTATCCGCAGCATCTTTATAATGAGAATAAAACTGTGGATTGTATGTAATTTCAAACATACTTTTGGCACCTACTGAAGGTATATGCTCACGATTATTCACCGCTATTTTTGCAAGTAAATAATCTCCAATCTGATGATCAATAATATCAGTTCCAAATATTCTACCATCAAGAGAAATATATTGATTGCGGTCAAAGACATTCACATCACCATAAATCAAAGTTCTTGGTAAAGGAACATCTGAAGTAGCATCAAGAACAGTTGTATTAGCAAAATATAGTGTAGTATCAATTGAATAGAAAGGTTGTATATCTTTGAATGCTAAAGCATCTTCATGCTCATCAACATACTTATCTGCGGCATCAAAGTAGTGGGCATATAACTGAGGCTTATAGGTAATTTCGGGTTCATTTTTAGCAGAGACAGAAGGAATCGCTTCACCTCCCCAATTTGTAATTGGTAAACCAAACATATCCCCAGATATAGGATAGTCAAGTCGATTATTTTTGATCTTATCACTCAGAGCAAAAACTTTCCAACTATCATAAATGTTGACATCTTCCATCACTTTTACAGCAGCATCCCAAGCTTGAACAGTTTGTTCAAAGAAGGTTGTATTTCCATCATTCCAAATCGATTCTGGCATATAATAATCTTGTACATCACGATTATGATAATTATCAAAGTTTTCATCTACATACTTACTCTTTGAATCTGTATAGTTATAATATAATTGAGGTTTATAATCAATTTCAACATGAGGAAGAACTCTCACTCCAGGTAAAGTATCGGTCGCCCAATCTCTCAAAACCATACTCCACATACCACCAGTCAACTGACGGTCAAGTAATTGAAAATCAATAATGTCAGTTAAACCAAAGTTACGATGTGAATCAAGAATTTTATTTTCTTTTTCAATGTTAGTTCTTATATAAACTTCACTTGCAGATGTAGCATCTAAGAAAGTTGTATTGGGAAAATAAACAATTGTGTCTTGTATATAATAATCTTTTACATCAAAAGAAAAGTTAGTTCCTTCAAAATTTTCATCAACATATTGATCTTCAACATTCTTACCATAATGCCAGTATAATTGAGGTGAATATTCAAATTCACTTTGAGGATGACATTGAACAGAAGGTATAGTATCACCTCCCCAGTCTCTCAAGCGAATCGCTATTTTCATAAACTCTTTGATATTTCTTTTCAACCAACGATGATTGAAAATATCAAATAAAGCAAATGATGTATTTTTGTTTACAACGTCGACAACACCTTCTAATTGATCAACTTTATAAACTTCTCTTGAAGATGAACCATCTAAGAAAGTTGTATTAGGGAAATATATAATTTGGTCAGCGTTATATACAGGTAATTGATATCCTTTTAGGTCTTCAGCTTCTTCATTTATTTGAGCATTTATTTCAATTTCATTTTGAGGAATTACAAGGGCTCCTGGTAAACCATCTTTAGTATACTCAACAAGTCTTTGTGGAATAAATGCGTTTCGAATCAAATCATTAAGTAAATCATATTCAACAAAATCATCAAGCATGAAAAGTAAATTACGATTTGGTATCGCAAGTTTAGTTTTTACATCGAAAACACTTTCAGTGAAAACAGGAGTTGCGTCTAAGAAAGTTGTATTAGGGAAATAGATCGTAGTTGTTGCTTCATATCCAAAATCTACAACATAATTATTTGCTGTGAAAATTTTAGGATGAGAAAGAACTGAAACACTTGGAATTTTATCACCAAAGTAATCAGTAAACTTACTATTGAACCAATCATAAATTCTTGTTCTTACCCAAGGCTCAATAATATCTGTTGTTTGAAAATAAGGATTACGGTCTTCAACATGAAAATGTTCAATCGCATAATTATAAATGTCATCATTAATTGTGCTATCAATAAAGTTTGTGTTTCCTTCTAATCCTGTTTCAACATATTCAACCATTGGAATTTTCTTTTCCATTGGCGCCAAATAAATTGTCGGTTCATGATAAGCAGAGACTGAAGGTATTGTATCACCAAGCCAAGACTTACTTCGTGCTTTCAACCAGGGATCAAATACCTTGTTAGTCCAGTCTGTATATTCATTACGAATTTGTTTATCAAAATCAAAATATAACCAACGATTTCCAATATGCTTTTCAAGGTCATAATCTAATACTGTTTTTATATTATTTGCTGTATCTGTTTTATGTTTTTCATAGGAGAAGACAGGATCAATTCCACCACTAATCAAAGTACTTTTGATTTTTATATTTTCTCTTTTGAGTTCATTATCCCAGTGAAACCAATTTTCAAGAAGAGGCATTTCAATTTTAGCCATGAAATTTGTTTTATCCCAGAAAGTAAGTCCTTTGTGTGGATAAAAATACCCTCGGTCAAATGCATATTCTTTACTATCAAATACAAATGGAGTATCACCAAATAAAGGTAAAGGTGGTCTTTCACCATAAGCAAATACATGACTCAATAATTCTCTGTCAAAAATAAATTCATCTGGCATCCATATTGTTGCGTCAACAGGCATTTCAAATTCACGTTCTTGTTCAACTATCCAATAACTTGAAGATGTTCCATCAAGATTACTTAACTCAACCATAAATTCTTGACGATTATATAAATCATATTGACTATAATCAAATGTATAATTTCTTTGGTAAGTAGCAACAGCATTCTGAACATTCATATTGTCAGCAGCAAAATAAATATTTGTTTCAATATTTGGATCAACTACTAACTCACCTAAAACATAAAAATCATTTTCATCAAAAACAGCATTGAGTTTAAAATCATTTACATTTGTAATGTTAATAAAATCTACTTTGATTGCTACTTCAAGTTCACCCGGCTGATAATAAATTGTATCTAAATCAAAGAAGGAATGATTTTCATCAAACTTGGCATATATTGAGTTAAAGCCATAGGGAAACATTAACTTACCATGATGACCACTTCTTTGAAATGCGTTGATTTTGGTATCTAAAATTAAATTCCCATCACGATTTCTTGGATCATTCAAAGCATCAGGATCCATTGCTAATGGATTGATGTTTATTCTTTCATCTAATGGATAATGTTCAATTCTTCTTGTTTCAACAAAAGAAATTACTTCAGGTAATTCATAATGTTCAATGTTATAAAGATTTACCTTTGAATATGTAATGGGTCTGCCATTGATATCTGTTTTTTCATTTGCTTTTATCCATGTTTCAAAAGATAATAGAGATACTTTATTGCGGTCCTGTTGTTCAAACCCAAGAATTGTAACATTGGCACTTTCACCTTCATGAACAAGTACACTATAATTTCTTTGCCAATCATGAAATAAATGTTGGTCAGTGTGTATAATTGAAGTACTTACATTTGCTTGATTATATTGAACATTTTCAATTACAATTTTTTGAATTGGCCGATTATGATTATTCGCATCCAATTCAAAATAATTTTTTGACATATCAATGGTGAGTTGAGATTCTGGCACACCCTTTACATGTACAGGAGCGCATTTGAAACTTTCATCAATATCAACAGTGGAAAATTGAAAGGACTCAAATCCTAAGTTTGAGAAATACGTGTTGGTTGTATTGGAGTAATGAAAGATTTCTCCTCCATAATCAACAGTTATTTCTCGATCTTGTATGAGTGAAATGTTAACGTCAGGGCGGGCAAGAATAACATGTTCAAGTGACGGGGACATTGTTTTGGGCAAGGCCACTATCGATGGCACCAGGCCGTAGGGAACCCCGGTGGCGCTCTTCTGGTCTCTTATCAAAAAAAAAATTTCGGTCGCTGCCACCTCCGGATAAGGATTGCGAATTCTATGATAATGATCTTGGGAATAATTTAATGTATTAGCATCAAGAGTGGTTGTAGTCAGTGTATAATTTGATTCATTTGCTGTATTCCCATGAAGAGCCAACCCTTCTGGATTTTGATAATCAAAAACAATTGGCTCCATATAAACGGGCAATATAAAATTTTGATTATATTCAAGGTCAACTGAAAAGTTTTCTTCACTTACTCGTTTACTTTCATCAGTGTATATTTCCGGTAAAGTATAACTGTTATCAATAATATAGTGTAATTCAAGTTCATCCATATCAACTTCAGTAGCCTCTGTTGGCATCTTAGCAAAGCCTTCAAAGTTATTAATCATCACACAAAATAGAGGTCCTGAATATCTACTTTTGATTACCTTTACAGTATTTTTGACTGGAATTTTACCTGCGATGGGACTTTTACCAGCTTCAACGATTGTATCATCTACAATTGCTATACCATCAGAAGTTCTTGAGAGATTGATGTCACTTGATTTTTTCTTATATAAAAGGTCATGTGTATCACTTAAAGCTAGTTCTTGATCTGAGATTACTGTAATTGAAAAGGTTGAACCATCAGTATATGTGTAAATATTTCCTTCAAAATGAGTTGAATAGACTTCAGAAGGTTCTGTATATTTTACAATACCATCGGCTCGCACTTCAGCAACTTTGACACCATACTCTAAATTTTGAAATTGAACCCAACCGTTTTCTGTTAGAATTTCAGCATCAGGTAAATAAGCACCTTGTTTTGACAGTGAGTTACCAGTTACAACTGGCATGAAAGCGGTTTGTCGAGCAAAACTAAATCCAATATTTCCACTATCTAAAGTTAAGTCTGAAGAACTAAAATCAGCGGCTGCGGTGAAGATTGACTGTGAGAAATCAGCCAATGAGTTTGCCATCTGAACATTATCTGAATCAAATGTAGCACCTAGTGTATTCGCAGATGTAATTGGTGATAGAAATGGATCTCTCGCAATGATCATACCACCAATGTTTGTTCCTGAAATATATGTTTTGAGGTCATCAATCCAAACACGATGTTGGTGAATTGTCTTATCTGCCATTGTTTCAATTGGACCCGAACGAGTTCCAATTGTTTGTGCGATCCAGTTTGCTCTGTCTTCTACATTAATCAGTTTTGTCCAAGATTGTGTGGCCATCAATAGGTCATAGACAGCACTATTGGTTGAAATGTGAGGCTCTGATAAGTCACTCATATAATCATCAAATTCTTCATCAAGACTACGATGTGTATTCGCAATTAGAACTTGTTCTTCTGATACAGTTCTCTGAACAATTGAGCGCCTTGAATTATTACCTATTCTTGTACCAAACCCTACGTCACGGTTATCAAATTTCCAAGGTCTACGAACACCTGACCAATGCGGAGGTATTACAGTATCATCAATAAAATACTTGAAAGCTCGATAGATATCAGCTATACCATCAACATCAATTTCAGTATATTCTTTTGCTTTGACAACTTCATACTGCATTAGATCGGTTTCAAGTTCAGGCTGTAATATTTGACTAACAGTAAGTTCTCCAAATCTTTCCCATTCTTGTTCCATATGAGGATAAATTACAGAATGGCAGTAGCCTTGTGATTCAATTTCAATCTCAGGCATTTCAAAATTCATAAATCGAAGCCTAAATTCAGAATCAAAACGATTGCGAATGAAAGCTAAGAAACCTGCTGGATGAAGTTCGTCAAGAAGAAGCGGTTCGATTGCTGTTGCTGGTATTTTTGTAATGATTTCATAAGAATACCATTGATAATAATAGTTGTCAAAGAAATACTTATCAGAAGATAGCATACTTTGATTGTTACGATATTCTTCATAAGGACGATGATGAACGTCAAATACAGGTTCAACTTCAAACGTCAAGCCGTGCTGACAACGGAGATAATTTGGTTCTCTTAGAGGATTGCTAAAATTCTTAGTTTCGGGCGCATTGAAAAAGAAAGGTGTTAAGTTTCGTCCCTTCTGAAGAGCAGGTTCTAAAATCTCAAGACCAGCTACACCATCACCTAAATGTGCCGTTATTTTTGCGGTATCACTGAGAGGTTGTACATTTACTAAATCTACAATTTTACAGGTACGAACATTTCCACCAGTATCAGTAAAAGTGAATATCGCATCATTTTCTAAATCAGCCATTGACCTTTGGGAAGCAAATCTTTTAGCAATATGATCTTCTGCTAAAAGGCCCGGAAGTAGAATCATACTATTTGTAACAGACACATCGCCAATATAGTAAGCATCATTGTTTAGATTTGTTCCAGCACCAGATAATTCAATTGTTGTATTTGTAACAATAAAATCATTATTTGCATCACTATCATCTAATAACAAATCAAAGACAAGCATTGTCTGAGCTTCTTGAATTGATGAATTTACATAAGCTGGTGGCGCAAATTTATAATCAAGTCCAGAATCTTCAAATGTAATCTCTTGAATTTGTCCAACTTCATAAGCTGGAAACATTGAAGCAGGAAGAATTTGATTAAGTGTAGAATCTTTAGCAGGTTGTGTAGCATTAGAAAACAAAGGATCATCTAATTTTACATGAGCAAATTTTGATAACTCATGATTCTTTATTTTATTGAATTGACTATTGAAAAAAGTTGTCAGAGATGGGTCTTTATAGATTGCTGAAACATGAGCTTTAGCAAATTTTGTCGCTCCAGTAAAATCATTTTCAAAAATGACTTCATCACCAAGAGCATAACAAATACCAGGATCTTCAATCGTCATCTTTGTAATTGAATATTCTTCAAGTTTTGTAACTCTTGCTCGTCCATCAGCAAATCTAAATTCATCACCAACTTCATGTCCAATACCACCATCAGCTATTTTTAGGTCAGTAACTGAAAAGTCAATAATTACTTCGGTTACTTTTTCACCAGTTGTCATATCAAATATATTGACTTTTTCACCAGCAGTAAATTTTCCATTCAAATACACAAGATCCATGTACATACTAACCACACCATTATTTGAAGCCGAAATAATCTTACGACATATTGCTGAGGCTTTTGATGATGTACCGTATATTCTTTTTTGGGAAAGTTGAGATGGTGTGTCGTGGTTTTTAATCGCAACTAAATTTTCACGATAATAACCACTATCAGATAATTTTAGGATATCAACTTTGGGAAAATATAAGTCAATTGGTTCATCAAAAAATATTCGAAAAAACCAATAGTATGAATTTTCTGTTCCTCTTTTTTTGTAATAGTCAAGAATTTTTTTCGTAAGAGTTTTAGGATCTAGTTTACGAAAAATACTATGGTCTAAAGAAACATTTTTATGAAAATATTTTTTGAAAAGAGTGAGTGTAGTTTGATAGACTGAATTTTCTTCAATGTCTGCGATGTATTGATAGATATTTTTATACAGAGAACGTATAAAATATATTTCACCTGAAGTTCCGTTTACAATTACTTCATCTTTATAGAATTGATTATCTTTAGTTAAGTAATCAAAATAAATTCGATCTGGTGTAACTGTTTTTACAACTCCCTTTGCTTTTGAAAGAGAACCATAGATAAAATCACCTTCTTGAACATTCTTTATTTGATCAAGAACTAGAACTGATGATTCAAGAAAATTATAATACTCTCGGACAAACTCGGCAAATTGTGGGTATTGCTCGAGAAAGTAACCAGGAAGTTGGCTCTCGATTAGATCTTTAGGAGTTGTCATGAGTCAAATAAACTTGCTTTTTCGAGTGATGATGATGTTGCTAATTTGTCTACAAACGGTCTTGGATCAACAATTACATCATCGATTGTAATTGAAAAAATTTGATCTTTTTTAGGTACTAATAAATATTCACTTGTACCAAATTCAAAAATCATTTCAGTTGAATTGTTTTGAACAAAGACTGGAGAAAACCCCTCAAGTTCTAAAATGCCAGATTCATAATCTACTTTACCAATACCTTTATATAAAATTTTTGGTGTACCATTTAAATCAAAAGCGATATCGATATTATATTTTTCGCTTTTTCGAACTGCTTTTGTAGCGTACCGAGAAAGTTCTGCTTCTTCTTCAACCTTTTCTCCACTTTCTTTCAAATAACAATTTGATATAGGATTTCCCTTAGCATCATTATAAACAAATTGTGTTGTTACGAGAGTCTCTTTATCAATTTTACCATTGAAATCAATATTATAATACTTACCAACACCTATTCGAATATCTCGTTTTTGATATACTCTTACTTTTACAGTTGTTCCCATAAAATATTCATTCAAGTCATTTATTTCATTTGTTAAATTGGCTAATTGAAACGACCTATTAAACTTTAATAATTTTTCTTTAGCATATGTAATAGTTTTATTTTTTACTAAATCAATTACTTCAAGTTGACTCATGTTTAAGTGAACTGAATTATAAATTACTCGGGCATCTAATTTTAAATAAATATATTCCGGATCTACAATTTTAGGAACAATTGTAATTACATTTAATTGCTCAAGACGACTAATGATAAATTCTTTTTCATCAATGGTAAGTAGACCACGATTTTTTGGTTTGACTGCACAATAGACAGTTCCATACATAGGTGGTGTATTTTTTTCTCCACCCCACACAGCAAGAGAATCAATAAAAGGAAAGTAGCGAAGTATTTGAACTTCAGTATCTCTTTCAGTTACTGAACGATTTTGACTTAAAAATAATCTTCGGGAGTTATGTCGTATTGTTTCAATGTTTTCTTCTTCTGTACCTTGTGAAGAAAATTGTTTAGTTACAATTACATAAGTAGTAGGTAAGATTGCCCGGTCTGCTATATCAAAAGTAACACAACCATTACCTTTTGAACCGGTTGTAATAATATACTCAGCCTCAATAATTTCATTATTTTCAGCTTCTCTTCCAAGAACACCATCACCAAATATAATTTGATATTTTTGATCATAATCTTGTTCAATATAAAAAACTTTTGATTCTTTATTTAAAAGTGTAATATCATAAACTTGTTTATATTGTTCTCTTTTAGCAAAACGGTCTTTCTTGATATAAATGTCTAAATTGTCTAGGTCAACATCAGGACTTTCTAATTTATATTTTTTCTCAAGTAGTAAATTATTAATTGTAATTTGCTGTTTTACAAATTGACCCTGAATTAAATTCAGTTCAGCAGTAAATTGATTTGATTGATGAAGAGTAACTGTATTCCATGACATGAATGGATATACTTCACCTACACTATTTTTACCATAGAATAGAGTGTATCTTGGTATTGTAATCGTACCTGATAAATTTTGAGTATTTGTTAGACGAAATGTTATATCTGCTATTGCTGCTTTTTTTGAGTTAGCAGTATATCCCATTTGTTTGGCATGAGATACTGCATTTTTTCTTTTTTGAGCAGTATCTAAAAACATTTCACTTGCTACTTGATTTAAGTAAAATCCTGTATATTGTGTATTATATGAAAGAAGGTCAACAAGAAAATTTAAACCTGAAGCTTCAAAATCATAGTTCTTAAATTCAGAATTATTTTTGACAAAAGACAAAAAATTATCACGAATCTCGTTAAAGTCAAGTTCATTAATATTTTCTGGAGGTATCTTTGCCATTTATCTTATTCGTTTGAGTGTTTTTTCAAAAACAAGTAGTTCTGAAGGTTCTGATTTTAAACGAAAATATATTGAAATTTCAATGTTATGCAAATCTTCTACTAAAAGAAAGTCCTCTAATATTATTCTTGGTTCAAAATTTGCTATTTGAGTTTTTATTTCAGTTTTTATATTGTCTTGAAGAACAAAGTTATTGATTTCAAATATATAATCTTGTATACCAACACCAAATGAATTATTATATAACCTTTCACCTTTTCTTGTAAATAAAATATGATTCAATGACCGAAAAATAGCAGACTTCGCATCAAGATTATTAACTTTACGAGTTATAGGATGTGGTATAAATTTTAAATCTATATCTGAAAAACGTGACATTTATAAGAAAATCCGTATAATTATTTATCTATCTTATTCGGTAGAAATAAATTTCACTTCCA